GCGACACACCGCAATATTTGAAGTGGACCCAGGTGACCTGGCTGGGCCGTGTGTCCACCAGCGTGCAGGATTCCGAAAAGGACAAAGGCCAGGAACACCAGCCTGACAGCGCCAGGTATTCATGCGAGTGCTGCGGCAGCATGTGGGATGACGGCCAGCGCATTGCGGCCATCAGGAACGCGGAAAGCCTGGGCCACGGCTGGAAGGCCACCAAGCCATTCAAGGGGCACGCATCCTTCCACGCACCTGAAATGCTTTCAACATTCCGCAGGCTGCGTGACATTGTGCAGTCCTACCTGGACAAGCTGGCTGCAGATGATCTGCAGTCCTTTGTGAACGTCAGCCTGGCTGAAACCTATGAAGAAAAGGGCGAGAAGGCCAGCCCTGATTCTCTGCAGGCTAGGGCGGAAGCATCCACCTATGTCACCGGCCAGCTGCAGCCTGGCGTGTTGTATCTGACCGCTGGCATTGACATGCAGATGGACCGCCTGGAAGTGGAAGTGGTGGGCTGGGGCATTGGCGAGGAATCCTGGTCAGTGGATTACGTGGTGCTGTGGGGTGACCCGCTGGGCCAGGAAGTATGGGATGACCTGGATGACTACCTGGTGACCCAGTTTCAGCATCCATGCGGCCAGCTGCTGCCCATCAGCAGCGCCTGCCTGGACACAGGCGGCACCCAGGGCTGCACCCAGGCGGTCTATGAATATGCACGCGGCAAGACTGGCCGCAGGCTGTTTGCCATCAAGGGCATTGGCGGCTGGGGCCGTCCGATTATCGAGAAGCCGCAGCGCAAGCAATCAGGCAAGGGCACCCGCAAGGTGGACCTGTTCCTGGTGGGTACCGATGAAGCCAAGCTGGTGGTGATGCGCAGGCTGGCGCACCAGGTGCCTGGCCCTGGCTATTGCCACATTCCCCAGGACCGTGATGCGGAATGGTTCAAGCAGATCACCGCAGAACGGCTGCTGACCAAATACCTGAAGGGCCAGCCTGTGCGCGAGTGGCACAAGCCAGACCGCGCCAGGAATGAAGCCCTGGACTGCCGCGTGTATGCACTGGCCGCACTGAAGGTGAACCCGCCAAACTTCAAGCGCCTGGCTGAACGGCTGAAAGTGGCCGCCAGCACCGCCACTGATGTAGTGTTTAAACAGACTGAACAGAAGGACCCAGCGCAGCAGACAGCGGACACCGCTGTGAAGTTAGTTCACGCCCTGATGCGGCCAGCACCAGCGGCGGAAAAACCACAAGAGGAAGCACCGGCCCAGGCACCGCAGAATGGCCGCATTATCCGGTCCAAGCGCGTCCTGAAATCGTCAAAAGTAGGCGGAAATAAGGGAACCTGGGCCACTAAATTCTGATTTGGCGGCCAAATGACGCAGAATTGCGTGAAATTCCCAGCACAAGCCACCGCTGGCCTGACGTTCAGGGCCAGCGCGGTTTTTGCAGCGTATCCAGCGCCCACCTGGGCGCTGACAGTCCACCTGCGCGGCCCTGCGCAGATCAACCTGGAAGGCGTGGCGGACGGCGCTGGCCACAAGTTTGACCAGGCGGCCACCGCCACCACTGAATGGACGCCTGGCACCTACTGGTTCAGCATGCGCGCCACCGATGGCACCGCCGTGGAAGAAGTGGCCACCGGCCAGCTGGAAGTCCTGCCTGACCTGGCACAAGTAACCACCGCCCATGATGGCCGCACACAGAATGAAATTGCCCTGGACGCCATCAATGCTGTCCTGGCCAAGCGCGCCACCCAGGACCAGCAAAAGTACACGATCAACAACCGCGAATTGTGGCGCACGCCCATCCCTGAACTGATCCAGCTGCAGGCGTTTTACAAGATGGCCGTGCGGCGCGAGAAAAACGCCCAGGCTGGCCGCACCAGCTTTGGCCGTGCAATCCATGTGAGGTTTGGTAAATGATGAAATTCTGGAAGCGCAGCCAGCCAGCTGCCGCACCGGCACCGGCTGGCGGCACCGCCCTGGCTGAAGTTCAAGCCAAGCCACGGCGCACCCTGCTGGGCCGCACCATGATGGGCCTGTTCAAAGCCGCGTCAGCCAGCGGAAATGACCGCTGGACCAGCGCGCCCATGACGCCTGACCTGATGATTTCCACGCGCCAGCCTGCCCTGGTGGCGCGTTCGCGTGAACAGTGGTCAAACAATGACTATGTGCGCGGCTTCATCCGCCTTATCCGCCAGAACGTGGTGGGGCCGCAGGGCGTGACCATGCAGGCCAAGGCCACCACGCCCAGGGGCAAGCTGGACAACGACCTGAACAGCGCCCTGGAATGTGACTGGGATGACTGGGGCAAGCCTGGACACTGTGACGTGACTGGGAAGCTGTCCTGGCGTGAAGTGCAGTGCCTGGCCACTGAAACCACGGCGCGTGACGGTGAATTCATTATCCGTGAAGTGTATGGCGCTGACGCTGGGCCGCACGGCTTTGCGGTGCAGATGATTGACCCGCAGCGTTTGCCTGTCACGCATGACCAGGACCGCCTGCGCAATGGTGGTTTCATCCGGCACAGCATTGAATACAACAAGTATGGCCGCCCTGTGGCCTACCATTTCACCAGCACGGATGAACTTGATTCAACTTACTACACGTATGGCGGCGTGGGCTATGTGCGCGTGCCTGCCAGCGAAGTCATCCACGGCTTCATTCCTGAAATGGTGGGACAAAAGCGCGGCCTGCCCTGGGCGTCCACTTCGCTGTTCAGGCTGCGAAATATGAACGGCTTTGAGGAAGCGGCAGTGCAGAACGCACGCGCTGGCGCAACTCAAATGGGTTTTATCCAGTACAAGGACGGTTTTGGCCCTGAAGCTGATGATGATGTGCCGCTGCACATTGAAGCTGAACCGCTGGCGTTCCATGAACTGCCTGAAGGCGCTGAACTGAAGGAATTTAAGCCGCAGTTCCCAAGCAACGAAACGGCGGCATTTATCAAGACCCAGCTGCGCGGCGCGTCCACCGGCATGGGCGTGCCGTATAACGAACTGGCCAACGATCTGGAAGGCGTGAACTTCAGTTCCATCCGCCAGCTGACGCTGGACGCACGCGAGCATTACAAGGAAATCCAGCAATGGCTGATTGAACACCTGGTGACCCGCGTGTATCAGGACTGGCTGAAATATCGCCTGCTTTCCAGCGGCATGATGTGCAAGGACCGCCCTGTGGAAGCCGCCAAGCTGCAGACCTGCCTGCAGGTGGCCTGGCAGCCACGGCGCTGGACCTGGATTGACCCGCGTGCTGATGTGGATTCTGCCCTGGAATCCATCCGTGGCGGCCTGACTTCCATCAGCCAGGTCATCCGTGAACAGGGCCGTGACCCTGAAACAGTTTTCCAGGAATTTGCTGCCGACATTAAAGCCATGAAGGCTGCAGGCATCCCTGATGACGTGGTGGCCATGTTTTTGCTGGGTCAGCCACCCGCACCCAAACCGACTGAACCCAAACCGACTGAGGCGAAAGAATGAACAAGACTCTGAAAAACCACATCATGGCCACCGCCCTGCTGGGCGCAGGGCTGATGACCAGGGACGCATCTGACCGCAGCGCCAGCAAGGTGGTGCAGCGCCTGACCGAGCTGCGCAAGGAAACCCTGCGGCGTGAAGCCAAGGTGGGCCACATTGACGTGGAAGCGCGCACTGTGGAACTGAGTTTTTCCAGTGAAATTGAATATCAGCGGTGGTGGGGCATTGAAATCCTGGGCCATGAACCGCATGAAGTCCGCCTGGAACGCCTGCAGGATGGCGCTGCCTGCCTGTGGAATCACAACTGGGATGACCAGCGCGGCGTGGTGGTGCCTGGGTCCGTGGCCATCGGTGATGACCGCAAGGGCCGCGCAGTGGTCCGCTTCAGCAAGTCCGCAGCTGGTGACCAGCTGTTCCAGGACATTGTGGACGGCATTGTGACCAAGGTTTCTGTGGGCTACGCCATCCACGGCATGAAGCTGGTGGAGGAACGCGAGGACGTGGACGTGTACCGCATCACCGAGTGGGAACCCTATGAAATCAGCATGGTTTCCGTTCCAGCTGACGCCACCGTGGGCGTGGGCCGCAAAGCGGAAAAACCACAAGAGGAACAGCAAAGCAATTCCACGGACACTGCACCTGGCAGTGAAAAAACGCCTAGTGAGCGAACACAGCAAACCCTTTTAAGGAAACCAGAAATTATGATTAAGACTTTGCGTGACGGCGCTGGCAATCTTGTCCGCGCAGAAGTGGACGATTCCGGCAACATCGTGAAAGTCCTGGAAATCGTGGAAGCAGCTGGCGCTGGCCAGCGCGGCCTGGATGATGAACGCACCCGCGTGCGCAGCATCACCGAACTGGGCAAGACCTACGGCAAGGCAGACCTGGCGCTGCAGTACGTGGCCGAAGGCAAGAGCGCGGAAGATTTCCAGCGCGCCCTGCTGCATGACTTTGCTGACCAGCGTGGCAAGAAGCCGCTGGAAGAACAGCAGAAGGACGCCAATATTGGCATGACCGGCAAGGAAGTCCGCCAGTTCAGCATCATGCGCGCCATCCGCGCAATGGTGGACCCGCAGAACAAGGCTTTCCGTGACGCTGCTGCTTTCGAGTTTGAAGCCAGCCGCGCAGCCGCTGAAGCCTATGGCAAGAACCCCAAAGGCATCATCATCCCCAATGACGTGCTGGCATCGCGTGCATTCAGCGTGAGCAACGCCAATGGCGGCAGCGCAACCGGCGCAGGCATGGTGGCCCAGGAACTGCTGGATGGTTCGTTCATCAGCATCCTGCGGAAAAAGGCATGGGTCATGCGTCGTGCGCGCAGCCTGGCTGGCCTGGTGGGCAATGTGGACATTCCGCGCCAGAACGCCAGCGGTTCTGCATACTGGGTGGGCGAAGGCGGCGCACCGACTGCTGGCCATCCTGGCGTGGACCAGGTGGCATTCACGCCCAAGACTGTGGGCGCATACACGGACATTACCCGCCGTCTGATGATGCAATCCACACCGGATGCGGAAGCACTTGTGCGTGATGACCTGCTGAAAATCATTGCGCTGGAAATTGACCGCGTGGCCATCTACGGCAGCGGCAGCGCAAACCAGCCGCTGGGCGTCAAGAACATCACCGGCATCAATGCCGTGGATTTCGCAGCCGCTAACCCGACGTTTGCCGAACTGGTGGCAATGGAAACCGCTATCGCGCTGGATGACGCTGACGTGGATTCCATGTCCTATGCGTTCAACGCCACCATGCGCGGCCAC